CGGCTTTCTCGACCCTATAAACAGGGTGGTTTACATCAATAGGGATTTACCCGCCGAAATACGTTTAAAGGTCCTACTGCACGAATTAGGACACTTAGAACATAATTCAAAAGACTATGAGCGTTTGCGTGAGAAATATGAAGCTCAAGCAAATAGGAATATGATCCACGAGTTACTAGTTGATTATTTAAAATCTACTGATATCTACGATTTTAATTGGGTTCGATTCGCTGCACAGTATGATATTTCAACGACTTGGGGCGAAGCGATGATACAAGATGAATTTAGGAAAATTCAGCAAACTGTTATTTAAAAAAAGGAGCAAATGAAAATGAAAATGGATGATGTTAGAAATGTACCTACTTACTTGAAATTCGAAACAACTTTTGGCTGTACTTTTGGTGGGCTTATTTTAGGTTTTATCTTTCCTCCTTTTTGGCTATTAATGTTTGTGGGTATTGCTTTATTGTTCGCACGACTTTTTTGGGAGATAAAACACCCTATGACTAAAGAGCAAAAAGAACAATCAAAAATAGAACAAGCAAAAGCGAAAGAGGAATTTCGACAAGCGAAAGAGGACTTGAAAGAGGAATTTCGACAAGCAAGAGCTGTAAAATGCCCTCATTGCAAAAGTACGGACGTTGAATTTATGGTACAGCAAAGAAAAGCTTTCTCAATTGGTAAAGCCGCAGCTGGAACTGTTATGACTGGCGGTGTTGGTGCTCTAGCTGGTTTTGCTGGCAAGAAGGGTAAAAAAGAGTGGCACTGCAAGAACTGTGGTGCAGTCTTTGCCACTAAATAAAAAATAAAACAAAAAAATCCCTGCACTCTCCATCGCCAAACTTTGAGTGTAGGGATTATCTATACAAGAGGACTAAACAATGGCATCATACAGAAAACGAGAGAACGGTTGGGAGTATCGGATAAACTACTACGATTCGACTGGGAAACGCAAACCAAAGTCAAAGGGTGGTTTCCGTACTAAATCTGAAGCTATCAAGGCTGCTGCTGAGATGGAGCTGAAAATACAAGACGGCTTGAATGTTGATGAAGATATTACTCTTTACGCTTATTTTAAGCAATGGTGCGAAGTCTATAAGAAACCCACCGTTTCCAAAATAACTTATAAGGCATATATCAACACCCAGAGGAAGATAGAATTATTTTTTGGCGACAAGAAACTGAAATCTGTTACTGCTACTCAATACCAGCGTGTGCTGAATAGCTACGCTAAAACTCACGCACAAGATACTGTCGAGCGTTTTAATGTGCATGTCAAATCATGCGTTGAAATGGCGGTACATGAAGGCTATATCAAGCGTAACTTTTGTAAGTTTGCCAAAATCAACGCTAAGAACAAAGGGCGTGATATCGAAACGAAATTCTTAGAGGTCGAAGAATACGAGCGATTGATCTACGAGACAAGCAAACATCCAGAATTTGCGTCTTATGCAGCACTCTATATTATCGCTAAAACTGGTATCCGGTTTGCTGAGTGTCTAGGGCTGACGGTGGATGATATCAACCGAGAGAGTGGCATGTTATCAGTCAATAAAACATGGGACTATAAAAATAACACTGGCTTTCTACCAACCAAAACAAAAAGCAGTATCCGAGAGATACCACTTGATGATGAATTTATAAATTTTATTGACCAACTGCCACCTACTGAGGATGGCAGACTACTGCCCTCACTATCCAACAATGCCGTAAACAAGACCTTACGTAAAATCGTTGGGCGTGAGGTACGTGTCCACTCGTTAAGGCACACTTATGCCAGCTATCTGATAGCCCACGATATTGATTTAATATCAGTATCGCAAGTTTTAGGGCATGAAAACCTAAACATCACACTGGAAGTATACGCCCACCAATTACAAGAGCAGAAATCACGAAACGATGAAAAGATAAAACAAATGTGGACAGAATGTGGACAAAATGCTTTAAAACCGCATGGTTAAAGGCTTAAAAATGTCCCCTGCCAACGAAAAGATATAGAATATAAGAATAAATGAAAACTATAAAGACTTGATTTTACTAGGTTTTTATAGTTTTTATTTTTATTTATTTTCGTAGATTTTTAAAAAAGGTGGACAGAAAGGTGGACAAAAAAAGGCTAGGATACCCCTAGTCTTTTAAAAAGGTTGACATAATCGAGTTAATAAACATACACCTCTCCGTTATCAACGTACCCGACCTTTTTAACACCATCAACTGGCTCCATCCCACGTTCTTCGACAAGGATGTCTCCGTCTTCATCTACCCAGAAATCAAGCATGTCTGCATATTCTTCAAAAACCATGTCGTCCTTGAAGTTTTCAAAGTTATCTTCCAACGCTTTTTGTAATTGTTTTTCAGTAATCATTTTAGATACCTCTTTCTTTTTCTCTTTGATAAGTTCTTCCAATTCATTCAAGTCATCCACAGTAGCGTGGTTCCTAATAAAGCTACGTGCTGATGATCTTTTTGATAAGTAATTCCTATGCTCACGATTATTCTTATTCCACTTTTTAGTGGCCTTTTGTTGTGCGTCCATTAGCTATTCCTTTATCTGTTGACATAATATAAGAAATCGTATGTTTCAAGCCATTTTTCAATCGTTCCACTTTCTGCCAAGCCGTAAAAAACTTTAACAACATCTTCGTCTTTGTTTAGCTTGAAAAATTCAATGCGATCTTGGTTGTTTGCATTGCCAAGGGCAGCAATTACATTAGCTGCTGTCTTGTCGAGAGGGTATTCTCTCAAAACGTTAAAAGCGTATTCTTGCAATTCTTGAAGTTGTTCTTTGTATGTGTTCATTTTCTTTACCTCTCTTACTTTCTATATACATTATAGTACATATACTATAAATTGTCAACGCTTTTTATAAAGAAATTCAGTTTTTTTGCAAAATAAAAAAACCGCCCACAAAAGGGCGGCGTCTACCTATGAAGGCTATTCTCAAAACCAATACTATTATAACACAAAAAAATAAAAAACCCTGCGTCAGAGCGTATCTGTCCATAATGGATGCAGGGGGATTGTCGTTCATATATACATTATAACACAAAAAAGCCCCAGCAAGACGCTGAGGCTTCGACCACTACCACCATGATGTCCCTATTGTGGCGTGAGGGGAGGTGATATACTCCTTTTCGTTTTTTAGTTTGCGTGGTTCTTTTATTTAATTATACACCAGTTTGTCCTTGTGTGGCTTGTGCTCGTTCTTCAATCGCTTTAACGACTGAGGCACTAGCTTCAGATACCGCTTTAGCTACGGCTTGAGTGTCATTGCTTTGACTATTCAAGAAACGCTCGATATCTTCGTCTGGCAAGGTCAAGTGTTTAGCACCCGCTGAGCGTAGAGCGTCTACTGTTCCCATTGAGCCGATACCGAACACACGGCCATTAACTACACCAAGATATCCTTCTTTACCGCTTTCGCTACGTACTACATAATCCATATTTTCTTCTTCCTCTTCTTTATTTACTAGGCTATCACCGTCATTGATGATAACAACATTCTTATCCAATCCACCAGCTAGACCAGTCGATGTAAACTGCCACCAGCGAGTGTGTTCCATGTTTGGATACACACCCCAGTATGGCTCTGGGCGCACCTCATAATCTGGGTACGCTGCAATCCATAGACTGTTAGGATAGCGTGCAGTGATTTGATCTACATACACGTTAGCCAAAATATATGGTTTGTAACTGTAGTAGATTGGCTCGAAACCGTTCGCCTTGCAGATATCCATAAACGCTAGGACTGCGTTAGTATTCGCTTGCTTATCACCACTAGCCCCATCCTCGTAATCACAAACCAAATAGCGTGGGTGTGATGGCAAGTTGCTGATAAAGTAGTTGGCTTCAGCTTGCGCCGTTGCCACATCTCCACCGAATCGAGCAAAGTGATAGTACCCAATGCAATTACTTGTGTTGGTTTGCTGAGTGGCTACTGGACTAACCCAGCTCACACCCTCGGTTACTTTGATAACCGTGTTATTAGTGCCGGACGCTTGACAGATACCAGTCAAGTCTCCCGGTTGATATGCTGACACATCGATGAAATAGGCGTTTTCAGTCATGCCATCGAATGGCAATTCAAACCATCCAACCATTTGTTGACTTGGTGCATTCCAGTCGATATAACTGAAATTACCAGCACTATCAAGATTTCGAGTAACCTTGCGAGCCCAACCGCCGTTGTAGAGGGCGTCACCGTTGCCGTCAATATTTTGCTCGATTGTGGTTACTGTACCGTCTGGGTTTTCTGCAACCACAAAACCGATATGCCCAAATTGATGATACGGCAAGCAGTTAGTTACCCACACACTCCCTACTGGTGGATTGTTTGCACCGTTAAAACGTGTGACTTTAAGCCCTTGGCTTTCTGCTCTACTTAAGCCATCAATGGCATTTAAGTAGCTGAAATCAAGATTAAATAAACCCGCATACTGTAAAACGTAGTCAATCAAGCTGATACACTGCCCGCCATAAGGATTAGTGGGAACAGTGACACGTTGATTGACTAAGCTTTCAAGCGTGTTTAATAACTGTGTTTTAGATGTCATAGGTCTCCTTTCTCATAATTATTTTTGAATAGCTTGTTTAATTTCCGAGATAGTTCTTTCCAACTCTTTGATTTTATTCTTTAACTCTTCAATTTCGCTTGTAGGTAATTGAGATTTTGTTACAAGCGGGTCTGCCGCAAATCTATTTTGTTCTAGAACTTGTAGAAAAAAGTTGTTATATGTTGGAAACAACCCATACGCTTGACTGATAGACAATGATGAAGATTGTTTATCTTTAATTTCCTTGATATCGCTCCCGACCGCTTGAGCAAATTCCGTGAACTTACTCATAGGCTCACGCTTTCGCTGCAGTATATGCTGCTACCAAGTCCTCAGTTTCAATAGCTGTAATACGATTACCAAACTCTGTAAGTTTAGTAATAATACCAGAATCAACATTACCACCACCAGCGGCGATTTTATCAGCGATTTCCTTGAGTGTGTCCAATTGTTCTGGGACGCCTTCGCCCAGAATAGCAGTCTTAACACCTTGAATGGCAGTGTTAAGTTGGTCTTGAGTGATGCCGTTAGCAGTTACTTCGCCTTTCTCAGCCTTACCAGCCAACGCTGTTTTTATTTCTTTGATATCAGTCCCGACTGCTGTAGCAAATTCTTGTAATTTACTCATTTAATTATCCTTTCAAATTTTAGCTAGATTGTAGATGTTAACGAGGTCTTCCGTTGGTTCACTGCCACCAGTAATCAACCCGGAATCTCGCAATTCATCCACTAGTAACTTTAATTTAGGGCTCTT